CTTTTTTTTTAATGAGGTGCTTAATGCCTAAATTCTTTACTAAATACAATCTCCCGAAGGTTCCTGGCTGGAACTCTGAGCAGGAATCCAGGGTTCAAGAACAGTTTGCGGATGCTTGCCAGACAGATAATATTATTCGTAAATACAACACGATGGGCGTTAATCCGTTCATTGCTACTGGCAGCAGCCAGTATTTGGATACCACTCAGGTTCCTGATTTTTTTGTCGCTCAAAACGCTCAGGTTAAAGTTAAAGAATTTTTCGAGGGTTTACCCGCAGAAATTCGTCTCGAATTTAATAACGACCCTATGGAGTTTGCTGAAGTCGTTTCTGACCCGCAGAATGCGGACTACCTCCGAGAAATCGGAGTTCTTGAACCCCTCCCGCCGAAGGCGGAGGGTGAAAAACAACCCGCTTCTAGCGGGGATAATTCTGAAAAGGCCCCCCCTGCAACTGGAGGTAGTGAACTTTCTGGTCAGAAACAGCCTGAACAGCCTGTTTCTTCTGCAAAATCAAATGGTTAACTCCAACGTGGCACAGGTACCTACTTGTTGTAACTGTGCCACGTGACACCAAGCGATTTTTCGTCTTGGTGAAATTTCCAACTTTTTTCTTATTTTTAAGGACTAAAAAAAATGGCAAAAAATAGTGCTCGTTCTCATAGAAAAACTAATCGTTTTTCTCAGATTCCTAATTCTCCAATTCAACGTTCTGTATTTGATCGTTCTCATGATTACAAAACAACCTTGGACGCCGGTTATTTAATCCCGTTTTTTGTGGATGAAGTCCTTCCTGGAGACACATTCAAGCTGCGTGTGAACGCTTTTGTTCGAATGAATACCCTTATTGCTCCGTTTATGGACAACGTGTTTATGGACACTTTCTTTTTCTTTGTCCCGACCCGTCTTGTTTGGGACAATTGGCAGAGATTTTGTGGCGAACAAAAAAACCCTGGAGATAGCACTGATTTTCTCATCCCTTGTTTGAATATGGGTAGTGCTTTTTCTAATGGCTCTATTTTCGACTATATGGGTTTGCCTACAAATGTTCCTCTCGATTATAAAGTCACCCCTATTAATGCTCTTCCCTTCCGTTGTTATAACCTTATATACAACGAATGGTTTAGAGATGAAAATCTAATCGATTCCCTTCCTGTTAATACTGGTGACGGTCCAGACAATCTTGATTTGTACTCGTTACAACGTCGTGCTAAACGTCATGACTATTTCACTAGTTGTTTGCCCTGGCCTCAGAAAGGCCCTCAGGTTGATATTAATTTGGCTTCTAATTCTGTTGTTCCTGTTGAAATGTGGTCTCGTACTAATCCTGATACAGTTGCTAGGGCCAATTGGAATAATGGTGTTGGTATTCATTTCTCAGGCGATATTAACTACGCCTCTATGTATTCTGATACTGGTGGTGATTTTGTTCAACGTTATTCCGAAGCGAATCCTAATGTTGGTACAGGTTTGAGAGCCATTCTTTCTCCTAACGTTAAATATCTAAACCACAACAATACCTACGGTAATGGTTATGCGAACGATCCTTATGTTTCTTGGCCCTCTATAGAAGTTAATGATCTGCGTCAAGCATTTCAGATTCAAAAATTTTATGAAAAATGGGCGCGTGGCGGTTCCCGGTACACGGAAACTCTGCGTGTAATGTTCAATGTCATATCTCCCGATGCTCGCCTTCAACGTCCTGAGTATCTCGGCGGTACTCATTCTCGTGTCAACGTCGTTCCTACTGCACAAACGAGTAGTACCGATTCCGTTTCTCCTCAGAGTAATCTTTCTGCTTTTGGCGTGCTTGGTGATAGCGCTCATGGTTTTAATAAATCGTTCGTTGAGCATGGCTATGTGATCGGTCTTTGCTGTCTCCGTGCTGATATTACGTATCAGCAGGGTTTAAATCGCATGTGGTCTCGTCGTCAGCTGTTTGATTTCTACTGGCCGACCCTTGCTCATCTTGGTGAACAAGTTGTTTACAATCGGGAGATCTACACTCAGGGTACTGCCGATGACAACGGCGTTTTCGGTTATCAGGAACGTTATGCCGAATATCGTTATAAACCGAGCATGATTACTGGCAAATTACGTTCAACAGATGCTCAGTCTCTCGATGTTTGGCATTTGGCTCAGAAGTTCGATTCCCTGCCTAAACTCAATCAGGACTTTATTGAGGAAAATCCCCCGATCGCTCGTGTGATAGCTGTTCAGAATGAACCGCAGTTTTTCGCGGATTTCTGGTTTGATTTGAAGACTTCTAGGCCTATGCCTGTTTATTCTGTTCCAGGCCTTGTCGATCATTTCTAAACCCAACTGTGTTTAGTTATTCTGTTGTTACCGAGGGGTCAGGTCCCCATAGACCTGACGGACGATGGTAACAACGGAAATAACTATCTATTAGGAGAAACCCTCATGGGATTATTTAGTTCTATTGGTAAAGCGATTAAGTCAGTTACAAAGCCTGTTTCTAGTTTTTTTGGCGATATCGGAGACATTGTGGGTTTCGGTTCTGATGCTCTTGGTCTCTATAATGACCTGACAGGTAATTCAGCCAAACAGCAAATGGAACTCATGCGGTATCAAACTCAACTCCAAAATGAGAGTTGGAAATACCAAATGAGTAATCGTCATCAATTTGAGGTTGGAGATCTGAGAAATGCTGGTCTCAATCCTATTTTGTCTGCTAATTCTGCTGGTGGCATTGCCGCTGGCATTCCTAATGGCGCATTGGCAGATTCTGATAGTGCTCGTTATGGTGCTCGCACTAATGCACGATTAGCTCGTCAGAACGCGGAGCAGGTTGCCTCGTTGGTACAGACTAATGCGACTCAACAGGAGCGCAATACTGCTGAGGCAGAGGCTTTGCGCATGAATGCTGAGAGTAATCGGATTGCAGCTTTAGCTGGAGCTCGTCGTTCTGCTGCTGAGGCTGCGCTTTTTAATCAACGTACGGTTAATGAGCGTCTCTATCCTGCTAATCAGCCTCTACCGTTTAAATACTTAAATTCTGCTAAAGGGATGGTTGATTCGTTGGAGAATTTTCTTGATCGTCGTTATGGCTTGCCCTCTAATGCCTCTCCTGAGCGTAGGAGACGTTATGAGGTTTATATCAATGGTGTAGGTCGTCGTCAGTAAAAACATCGTTCATAGAGCGTTTTTGGAGCTTTTAGGAGGATTTATGAAAATCACAACAGATTGGTTAAATCAATTCTTTAATATTTTTTCTCAACTTGGTAAAATGCTTTTGTATCTTTATCAACTTTTTAGAGGAAAATTATGAGACGCCGTCGTCTATCCCGAAAAACTTCCCGCCGTTTTTTCCGTAAAGGCCTTCGAGTTCGCAGTCGTAACCTCCGTGCGAGACCGATGAGAGGCGGATTTAGGATTTGAGGTTTCACGTGGAACGGAAGGCGTCATTAGAATGGCGCCTTTTTTTTATGACTTGTTATCACCCGATTACTGCGTATTGGAGCAGGACGCTTAAAACAAAATTAGGTACTCCTGCAATTACGTTTAAATATTCAGACGCTGACCTTGAATTAGGAGAATTTCAGATTCCTTGTGGTCAATGTATTGGCTGCAGGCTTGATCGCTCTTTAGATTCTGCGGTTCGCGCTCATCATGAGAGTTTGTTATATGATCGAAATTACTTTCTCACGCTTACGTACAACAACGATAATTTGCCTCCTTTTGGTAGTCTTATTCCTCGTGATCTCACCTTGTTTTGGAAACGACTTAGAAAGCGAGGTGTCAGTTTTCGCTACATGGCATGTGGCGAGTACGGCAGTACTTTCGGTCGTCCCCATTACCACGCTATTTTGTTTAATTTACCTGCTATTGAACTTCAGCAAATTGGAACTACGCACACTGGATTCCCTACTTATATATCTAACGTTATTAGTGAATGCTGGCCTTTTGGTTTTCATACTCTTAATCCAGTCTCTTTCCAAACATGTGCTTATGTTGCCCGCTATGTAACTAAAAAGATTCTCGGAGATGGTAAGCAGGTATATGAAAAGTTCAACCCTATTACTGGTGAAGTTGATTGCAGGGTAAAAGAATTTTCCCGCTGGAGTATAAAACCCGGAATCGGCCATGACTATTTTCAACAGTACTGGCGTGATTTCTACAAAATCGATTGTTGTTTGATTAATAACAAGAAGTTCAAAATTCCTCGTTATTATGATCGATTACTCTTAAGGGAAAACCCTGAAGTTTTTGAAATTGTTAAGCAAAAACGGATACTTAGCGCGCAATCCTACCGTTTGACACCTGATGCGCAAAAGAGTAGATTATTGGTCAGAGAAGAAGTAAAACGTTTACGAGCCGAACGTCTACTTCGTCCTTTTGAGGCTCAAATTTCGGAGTATTTAGAAAATGTCTAAAAAAGTTCTTGTTTCTGTCTATGACAAAGTTGCTTGCCTTTATTTTCCCGTTATGACGGAAATTAACCTTGAGGTTGCTGTTCGTAATTTCCGCGAAGGAGCTAGAAAAAACCCGCAGATTGGCGCTTTCCCGTCCGATTATGAACTTCACCATGTGGGTTATTTCGATGACGAAACAGGTCAGGTTTTACCTGTTTCCAGCAATGTTCTTGAAACTGGAAACCATATTGTGATTCGAGCTGAGGAAGTTTTTAAAAATCAAACGGCCGAAGCTTCTGTATAATTTAAAAGTTCCCTTTTTCTGAGGTCAGCCGTCAAGTTTTTCCCTAGTAAGCTTGGTGGCTTTTTTTTTAATGAGGTGCTTAATGCCTAAATTCTTTACTAAATACAATCTCCCGAAGGTTCCTGGCTGGAACTCTGAGCAGGAATCCAGGGTTCAAGAACAGTTTGCGGATGCTTGCCAGACAGATAATATTATTCGTA